TGAGCTATCAAGAAATAGAAAGTGAAGTATTTACAGCAAGTTCTGTGGATCTATTCGATTCATCTATATCTATAGTTGATCACCCTGATCAAGTTGTAGGACTTGGCGAGATAGATGTAGATTATTCGGACGAATAAAAGTCCGGGTAATATAAGAATTTCAACGATTAAAGGAGATTACCATGCGTAAAATTGAAGAAAAAATGAATAAGGCAATACGTTCTAGAGAGAACTTTAAGCTAGATAATACTGAAGTCTTTATAAGTGATACTGGTACTGCTCATGTATATTTACATGATAACTTGATAGCTTCATTTACTTCTAGTGATATGACCTTTCATAGCGATTGCGTTTCATGTGGAACTTGGAAAACTAGAACTACCAAAAGTAGATTAAACGCTATGCTATCTGAGTTTAATAGTGATCTAAGTATATTTCAGAGAGCAGGAGAATGGTATATAGACTATCCTTTTGGACGAATAGCTTGGCAATCTAATTCTATAGCAGTATTTGAACATCCTGATCTAGGTAAAGTATTACGTCACTACGAAGCTGGTAGAGTGCTTAGTCGAAGACTTAGAAGGGCAGCTTAGTATTACTTACGTTAAAGCCCTTTACGTAGTGAAGGGCTTTTAACTTAGTAATACTTAAAGGAGATCAAAATGATTCCAGCCGGGAAAGATGAGACTGAAGCGAAGCAATTTGCTAAGGAGTTCTCTATAGAAAATGAAGGGCAGTATGTAACTTTATTCGCTTGCTTTGGTTTGTTTCTGAGTCATTCTAAATATTTAAAGGTACATGCTCCTAGTGATTCATTATTTGGAGTCTACTGGTTAAATGGTATAGAGAAATCATTTACCACTAAACAGAAAATTGCCGATGAACAATCAACACCAACACTAAATTAAGGAGAAATATATTATTCATAATATCTCTGATATATCTCCATTATATATCCATAGTATTAGCATAATATGTGCTATAAAGATTAAGAGTTTCTAATCTCCCAAAGGGTGAGGGTAGCATCCTAAAAGTATTATCTAAAAGAAACTCTTTTTGTTCATGCTTTAGATAATACATCTACCCAACTTCAACTAAATTAGGAGTCTTATATATGGCAGATAAAAAATACTGGCTAAAAGAAGATGAGTTCGAGAGAGAAGATGGCAGCTCGATCATAGTTGAGTATGACTATGAGATAGAGTCTTACCAGAACTATCATGGTGAGGAGTGGCCCGAAGCTCATCTAAACCCACAAAGATATTGGCTCACTAATTGGGATAGTGGAGCTAAAGATAGTGACCCTATAATCTGTAAAGGTAGAACCTTTAAAGATATAGGAGTAACAAATGAAGCTGTAAATGATATTGCAGAACAGATTGTAGC